TCAATAAAAGATGCTATAAAACGTCGTTTTAAAAAGACTGGACCTTTATAAATATAAGTTCCTGTCGTAAAATTAGGAACCGACAAAAACTTATGATACTCTGTAGCATCTCGCAACGTCATATGACATTTTTCTGCAAGAAAAATTGTCCACTCCTTAGCATTCATATATGGTAATAAAATCTTTGGAGCACCCCATATATGATCATCTCCATATACAACTATCATTATAATATGTAACAAAAGGAGATTCATAACTAAATCCTTAATATGAGGATGACGTTCAATAACATCCATACAAAAAAAGATAAAAAAGCAATGCCATAATCCAGGAGTCACCATGAGATGTATCTTTACCTCCTGAATGCATAACTCCTCTCATAAATTGCCAAAAATTACCTAAATGCAAAACTATTTTATGAGAAATTTTAAACATCATCATCTTCATAAAAGTTTCTATATGCTTTTGTGCTTGTTCATCAAATTTATCCCACGCAAAATATCGTCCACCACAACCAACATATAACATTAACATCCAATCTTGTATATTTTTATCAAGTTGAGAAATATCACCATCAACCCAAAACATACGATCATCATCGTAACGAAGATATTTTGCTAGAACATACGCTCCACCATGATTAAAAGTCATACCTATTCTTATCACGTTACCATTCTCAACAGCACGACGAAAACCCATATACCAGTGTGAAAAAATAACAAAATTTAAAGAAGGACAGAAAAATTCTCTCATTTTCTCCTGCAATTTCTCCAATTCCTCCTCTGTAAACCTTGCGGCCTTTCTCCATTCTTGCTTTTGACGAATAACTTCTAAATCAGCAAAATAAAAAGGAAGACCTTGTATGACTGCCATAATATACTTATGAACATAACGAATAGCTGCTTCTAACAAAAATAATTTTTTTTCCCGTATCATGAATTGTCAAATCTATACCTTTATATTTTATCTTTCCAGCATTCATTACGGCTATACCCGCACTAGTGGTCATTTTTACCCATTTCACTACTTCCCGCGGATCCCATTTTAAAATATGAGTACCTACATACTTATCAGTTTCTAAAGCTTTATGAAAAAAATTCAAAGCATTAGGTAATAATTTCCTCAAATACATAAAAGAAGAACCACGACGAGCTGTATCTTTCGAAAAACCAGC